ACTCAATTGGTAGAGTAACTGATCTGTAATCAGTTTGTTGTAGGTTCAAGTCCTATCGCCAGCTCAATCTTCTTCGTCTTCTTCGCTTTCTTCTGCTTCAATTATTGGCACTGATGAACAACGGCAATTAATAATATTATCAATTGTTGCCCCTAAAGACATATCGCCTGGAGTCATTAACTGTTGACCATTAACAATAAAAGGTTCATCAAAATCTACAATCTGCCCATCAGCTTCAGCATGCCATTCTCTGGTAAAATTATCTAAAATTGCTACCCATTGCTTTTTCTTTACCGTATCTTTCATTTTCTTTCCATTTATTTCAGCATTATGATGATTTAAAAAAGTAAATTCTGTTTGTTTAGCTGTTTCGGCTGGGTTTTGAGTTTCAGTTGCAGAAATTGTTCCTAATCGCGCCAAGTTTTGTTTGTTAATTTCAAATTTAGCTTTCTCTGCTATCTCTTTATCAGAAAGTATTTTACCTGTCTTGCCTGCTTCTGTTGTAACTTTTGTTATTGCATCATGCATATCACCCATTGATGTATCTTGAATTATACTTGTGCTTTGTGCAGCCCTTTTATTTGCATCTAATTGAATACGATTTTTAATTGAATTAAGAATATTTTCATAATCTGTTGGCTCGCCTAACTTATCTATTATACGCTTTGAAAAAATATCACTAACATTAACATAATGACTTTTTAAAGTTTTTTCCATCTTATCTCGAAAGCCAACCATTGAAGGAATCAATCCAGTAGTAGTATAAGTTGTAACAAATGATTTTGTTAAATTGTTAAAAATTGGTCTAATGGCTTTATATAGCGTTAATTCAAGAGCTAACTTTGCAGCATAATCTTTTGCCGCTTCTTTTTTTCTTTCAGTTTCTGTCCTATTTAACATTTTTTGCTTTGGTTTTATGTCATATTATGACATTTTTATTTATTCACTATCTTCCGTTTCTTCAATATCATCAATTTCTTTTTCATGAGCATAAGGAACATTAGCTGCTGGCTGATAAAGATCATCACCACCTTCAACAGGATCATATCCAATTAAAGTACGTAAATTATTTGTTGTAAGCACGCCAAGATTTTTTAAAATTTCTAAATTCTGATTATGTCTTGGCGCCAAAGCTAATATTGACCTTTCATCATAAGCTAATGATAAATTCTCTCTATTATCATAACGAGGAATTAAAAAATTACTTAATTCAGAATAAATACGTTTTGTAAGAGGTAAAATAACATTATCATAAAAACTTAATTTAGAGATTTCCATATTCGCCATTGTCATTGTGTCCTCACTAACCAATGGAGCAGGTATTCTAAATGCTTTATAAATTGCTGCCGTTACATCTTTTTTTAATTGCACAAAATCCATATCTTTCATTGATTGACCGCTCGGCTTAAAATCAACCCCTTCAGCAATAAATGCTCGTCCTGCATTATTATGACCAGTATAATATTCATTAATTTGAGCTCTCAATCTTTGATAAGAATCATCTGTTAATTTTTGTTGCGTAATAAATATTCCGCCAACAGTAGCGCCACGTTTTAGTAATGAAAGATTATGTTTACTTGCTGAAATATATTGTTCTATTTCATAGAAAATTGGAGTTAATGAGGAAATTCCAACAATATTCATATCTACAGCATTTGGATTAAAATTCTTAATTTGATGTAATTCTCGAATATCATTTTCATAAAACCTAAATCGCTGCTTTATCATTTTTCGTGAAAAATCATGGACACCATATACAGAGGATATATGGAAATTTTGTGCATAACCATCATTGCCTCTTGTAAATGTTAATGTTTGTGAGGGAATAATATGTAAAGATAACGGGGCAGTATTAATTTTGCCATCAGCAATAATATATGCATTACCAGTTAATAAATAAAAAGTAACTAAACGATGTAGAAATTCTTCATAGATTGTATCTGTTCCTGGATATTTTAAAAGTTCTAATAATGGATGCTCATCAATAAATTTTTTCTCATCACTATTCCACAATAGTGGTTTAATAGAACAAACCTCATTTGCAATCCAATCAATAACAGTAAATAAAGGTGCGCAATGTTCATAATAATATAATGCTACTGATGCAGCTAAATCATATTTTCCCATACCAAATAAAGAATCAACAATTGATAGCTCACGAAATAATCCGCTTCGTGGGTCTGATTGTTTTATTTCAATTATTTTTTTCTTTTTTAAAAAGTTAAATATTTTCATGATTAGAGTCTTCTGAATGAAGGTGTAATATATTCATTTCGTATATAATTTAAAAATTGAGTAACTGTATCAACTATATCATCATGTGCCCCATTTGGAAAGATTAACATTTCATTTAAAAAATCACACAGCCAGCTTGATCTTTCAGGAAGAAAAACTTTTTTTGCTTCAATAATTGGTGTAATAGCATGTGCACGCGCGATTTTATCAGTAAGAGGTCGAACAGGTTTAATGGGCAATCTAGTTTCATTTTGCAATTCTTGAATCAATGATTGACCAGATGCTGCATCTTCAAAAAGAATTAAATGCGGTTTATATTTATCATATAAATTTACAACCATTCTTTTTAATTGTGGAAATTCTAATCTTTCAAACCAACAATCGATTAAATAATATGAGTTTTTAGTAATTCCCCATGTTGTGCAAACTGAACGATCATTTTCTTGCTTCTTTTTAAATGCTGTGTCCCAGCTTTGAATAATAAATTCTACATTTGGAAGCTCCTTATAATATTCCCACCATTCCATTTGAAAAATAGCGCCAGATTCTGCACTAGGTCTTTGCTGATAAAGAGCTTGAAATGTTGCTGGACTTTGTTCCATTTGTTTTAATAAATATTCTTTCGGATATCTTTCAGGCCATAATGCTTCGCCTTCTTTTCTTCCTAATAAATCTTTTTCTGATTCTGCCAATGCAGGCAAACAAATAACAAGCCAGTCTTTTTCATTCTCTAATATTCGTCCCGCTAAATCATCTTGATGCCATCTAGTCATAGTAAAAATATATGATGTTTTAGGATGAGCTCTTGTTGATATACTATCCGTCCACCAATTCCAAATACGTTCACGATAAATTTTACTATTTGCTTCTTCACGATTTTTAATTGGGTCGTCAATAACAATTAAATCTGCGCCGTAACCTGTAATTCCACCCCCAACGCCAACAACTTTTAAATATCCACCTACAGAGGTTTCCCATTCTGTAACTGCAGTTCTTTCTGTTGATAATAATATATTTCTTTCTGTTAATGTTCTTATTTTTCGTGAAAATGAATTTGCAAATTCTTGATTGTATGCTCCAACGATCACTTTATTTTTTGGATTTTTTGTAAGATAAAACGCTGGGAAATGAATAGTATTGTGAGTGCTTTTACCATGTTGCGGGGGTAAAAAAAACATAATTTTAATTTTCTCACCAGCAATTATCTTATTTAAATATGAGCGCATTAAAATAAGATGCGGTAAATCCCAAATTAAATCTGGTGATATTTCCGCCAACCAATCACTAAAAGATTTTTGACGTTGGCGAAGTTTTAAAATATATGCGGATTGTTCATCATATATCGCCATAAGCACGTTTTCTTAGCTCTTCATCGCTTAATTTTTCTAATTCTTCAATAGTTAAATCAACGCCAACTTTGCCTTTAACTTCGTTAGGAACTTTACCCTCTATTCGATCTAAAATTAATTCAATTGCCCGCATATCTCCTTTCATTGCTTTAACTATCCATGCCAGATTAATCCATTCAACAACAGGTTTTTTTTCTTCGCTATCAGTTAATGGATTTTTAAGTTTAAAATTTTCATACATTAATTTTTTAAGTAATGTAATTTGATTAAGCGTGCCCTTTTTACGACCACCAAATTTTTTATGTCCTCTTTTTAGAGGAACTAGATGTGATGTTTTAGGATTAGGATTGCCCATGATTATTTGCCATTAATTTTAATTGCTTTTTTTCCAGTAAATTTTTCCCATCGCGCTATTATAACATCACAATATCGTGGTTCTAATTCCATCCCATAACATATTCTATCAGTTTGTTCACATGCTATTAAAGTTGAACCAGAACCTAAAAAACAATCATAAATAATCATATCTTTTTTGCTACTATTTTTTATTGCCCGATAAGATAGCCCAACTGGCTTTTCTGTAGTATGTTCTTTTTTGGATGGCGATAATTTTCTTATTGTCCACACATCATTTTCAATTCCCTTTTTCGCATAAAAATCAGAATTTCTTTTGATATAAAAAATAAACTCATGGTTACTCCGATAATCACCATATCCAACACT